CTTGATTTTCAAGCATTCATGCGGGTTTCTCATCTGGTGCGAAGGAGGGGACTCGAACCCCATTTATATCGCGTCAAGTCGTGATTTTCTTTCTTTTGCAGACTTTTTGCAGACCTACTTTCTGCTTTGGACATACGCATCCAGCTTTGCGATGTACTGCTTGTCCTCTTCATCGCGCAGCTGCTGGTATATCTTTCGGGTCGTTGAAATGTCTGCGTGACCCATAAGCTTCTGGGCCACCATGTCCGGGATGCCGGCATAAAAAAGGTTTGTCGCGTAAAAATGCCGAAACTGGTGGGCGGTTACAAGCGCTTTCCATTTGTAATATACTCTGTATTTGCCCGGTTTGCCTTTTATCCGGGCGCGCTTCTCCTGCTTCACGCTCAAACCGAGATCCCGACAGTAGATGGCCCAGCGCCAGTCATACTGCGACTTCGAAAGTGGCTTTGCTTCGCCGGACATTACATAGTCCGTGTCCGCGTGACCGGCTTTCTGTTCCAGCAGCATCGGACGAAACGTTGTCAGGATGGGCACATCTCTGTATCCCTTCTCTGATTTCAACGTTTCCTTGTATGCGTTGTTACGGTCCCACGGCATTGCAGAGCGTACATGGATCGCATTCTGCTCAAAGTCCACGTCTTTCCATTGCAGCCCGTTCGCCTCACCGAGACGAAGCCCGGTGTACTCAAAAAGCTGTGCCCAGAAGCCGCACCCCTCTGGATGCGCGTCAATAATATCCCGCTGCTCTTTTGTCGGCTCAAGGCGCTTGCCCTTTTTCATCCCGGCGGGCGGCTTCGCCAGAAGAGCCGGATTACTGGTACCGTGATAGTTGGCGCACCAGAAAGTGAAGATACAGGATAGCACGCTTTTAGCGTTGGTGATGGTGTGCAAAGCCTTGCCTTGCATCTTCATGCGCTCCATGTATCCGCAGACTGCCTGCGTGTCGATGTCAGCCATCGGCGTGTCGCCAAAGCATTCCAGCAGCGGAGGGATATTCTTGACGTAGGCGTTTATCGTACCACGTTTTACCGGCTTTGTCGAGCCTGTAATGTAATCTTTGTACGCATCTGCCATTTCTCGGAAGGTTGCGCCGCCGCTATTTTTTTCTTTTTCCAGCAATGCCTGCCGGTAGGCCTCCTCATACTTTGCGGTCGCTTCGGCAACCGTGGTTCCCAAGAAGTGCTTATACTTTCCGTCCAGCATTTTCCGCTTTATCTCATACCGGCCATCATAGCGTTTCGTTCTTCTTTTTGGCATCTCGTGTATCCTCCATGTTTTTTACGGAATAAGCATCCACGCCCTGGAGGGCTGCTTTCTGGCCGCAATCGCGGGCCTGGTACATGATGGGCATGTGTGGCTGGGTGCCGTTGGGGTCTGGATCGCGGTTGTTTGCCCTGTCTAGCTCATAGTTGGTTCCAATTGTGGAGCATACCGCCACCCGGTTGGAAAGGGTCGTGTGCAAGTTTGCCAGCACCTCTGTCAGCACCGCCATCGGGTCGGAGCCGTGATCGCCATAGTAGAGGTATAGCCAGCCGTCCACCTCGTAGTTGGACATCTCATCCACGGCGGCGTGAAGGATCTGGCGCTTCTCCTCGGTGGAGATGTCCTCTTGTAAGTAATCGAGCAGGCCGGGATAGATACAGGCGTCCATGCAGCGCCGGGCCGGGATGCTGCACGCTACGCACCAATTGATGATGTCGGCCAGCGTCACAGGGGATGTTCCCCGCTCCCTGCTGGCCACGGTCGGCTTGCTGATCCCAAGCCGTTTTGCCAGCTTTTCCTGGCTGAGCCCGGCTTTTGCCCTTGCCATTTCGAGCGCCTTTGCCACTTGCAAGTCATACTCGTTCATAATTGCCTCCTTTTTACCGATTCGACACGATATTGCGTATAGATTCCTTTCCATCTCCTATGATATAACAATTATGTAAAAAATTTCCATCGTAGGAGGTAAAAAATTATGGCTGTAATTATGTATGTACCCGACGATATGGAGATCATCGACGGGATGCCCGCATCAAAACCAAAAGACCCGGATCGCGTCCGGGCCCCGTGGGAGGAATGACTATGCCAACCGATACCATGCTGCTGGACTACGTCCGAAACCGCACACTCAATCTTGTGTACACGCTATCCAATTATGCCGCTGATCCGGACGTCTACGGCGAGCTGCTGCGCATTGCCCAGCAGGCCAAAGACGACGCTGACTCCGGCATTGACCCCGGCGACCGGCTGGATTGCATCAATGGCCGTGTCGTCGAGCTGTGACCCTGTTTTCCAGGCGGGTTTCGCCTTGGAACATAATTTTATAGGAGGTCTTATTATGGATTACACAAGTTACCCCACAAAAGAGAACGCCGATTACTATCTGGCGCTCGCAGACGTTGAAGGCTGGCTGAAGCAGCTGGAAGTCAACGGCGGGACCGTCGCTGATCTGAAATCCCGCATTGAGATCATGCAGGCCGTTGCGAACGAACTTTCTTCCAATGCAAAAATCAATCTGGAGGAAATCGACGTGAAAAAGGTGTATGCAAAAAGCGTTGACCCCTTTTCCGGAATGCTCGCTTCCTGCTGCTGTTCCAGCAAGTGAATGGGAAAGCTGGAATGCTAAGTTGTGTCTAAAAATTATTGAATTGGCATTCCGAAAGCCCCTCACTTAATCCTCGCGTTCCCCGTCGTCAGCCCGGCGGCGGGGAATGATTTTGTGTCCACTGTGGACACCTTCACAAGCTTTTTTCTAGGAGCTGCGACTTTTTCGCGTTATATTCTTCTTCCGTAATCGCGCCCATATCCAAGAGCTGCTTAAACTTCAAAAGTTCATCTGCAACGCTTTGGACACGTCCGTATGCAGATTGCGTCTTCGATTTCTTTTCCATGCAGGTCTTCAGCAGAGCGGTCATCCCGGCGGGATACGTCTGCGCCGACAGAGTCTTTTTTCCAAAAGGCAACTCAAAGGAAATCGTTATATTTTCCTTTCCCTTACCTTTTCGAGTCTCCGTTTTTGCCGTAGATGCTCCCACAATCGCACCGACTGGGCCGGCAATGGCTGCGCCCACTACGGCACGACCGATTCCGCCTCTGGTCTGCGTGACGGTGAAATCTTCCGAATCTGAATCGTAACCGGATACTTCGTCAAAGGCGTAGATCATGCGAGGGCCTTTGTCCCCGCTTCGACGACCAAAATAAAAGAATCCGTTTTCGTCGTCCACAGAAACATAAAGTGAATCTGCATCATAAAGAGAGTCTGTTTCCTTAAACTGTTTCCGGCGTTTTTCCTGGACTGCCCAAAAATCAGCCAACTCTTTTGTCGAAAATTTGGACGCTTGAAACCCGACTTTCGAATAGAAAAAGTTCATGCAGCTGGAACAGATCAATCCGTCCGCGCTTCTTTCCCGATTTAACAGGCCCATTTTTCCACCGCAAACAGGGCATGAATTTGCCATAGCTTGTCCTCTTCTCTTTTTTAATATGCGATTTTTATAAATCTGATTCCCGATTTGTACCCGGCGGGGCTGAGTGCCATTGTAGGCAGGGCAGCACCGGCCAAAGTTGCCGCAATGCACAAACCGGCAACCATAGTTTTGCCAATTTTCACAAGTTTCATGATTCTCTCTCCGTTCTCTTGATTTTTCATCATCATGGTTGTAATATAAAGCCATGAAATACAACTTAAAGGAGTGTTATGAATGTCTGACAACGAATTTTTAGCCCTTTTGCGGGAACATCCGGAACTTTGGGAACTCGTACTGCGCACCCTTCAGGGGTTTGAAAAGGCCGCTGTCTGACATACTTAAGTTGCCTTTCTTCCTTCGGCTTTTCCGGAAGCAATATAGTGCTCATAATAGCTTTGATTATTATCGCCAAGTGCACCGACCAAATCAGGGTTACTTGCTTTGTAAGCTTCAGGATTAAATTCTTCGCTGGCCTGTCGCCCTTCTTTCATACCTGAATTTACAAAGTGCTCCAGATACTTCCACTCATTGTCTCCATACAATGCAGCAAGATCGGGATTGTTCGATTTATAAAACGCATAATTGTAAACTGGCTTATATTTTTGAATCATAACGAAGTACGGTTGATAAGTTGCATTCGTTTGGAAATGACCAGAATAAAGAGCACTCTGTGAAATATTTTCGCTTGTTCCATTGGTATATTCCACTTTGGCATTTGTAACGATAAAATGGTCAATTGTGGAGTTGTACCACATGCAGTCCCATTCGTAGACATCGGAATAAACAGCGTTCTGAATTTCATCTGCGGAAAGGTAAGTCAGCGGATCAACCTTTTTTTCATCAGATTTGAAGAGATAATCTCCATTCCAGTAATACGGATTCCCATACATATCCAACAGAATTTTATTGTTTCTGCGGCTTCGTGTTCCGACGTAAAAATCCATTGAAATTTGCTGTTGTGTTGCAAACGGTGTCCTGCTCTGTGTCGGATTTTCTGCGGTGTAATAGACTCTTGCATTATCAAGAGATGTTGGAGAAATCGGCCCTGTTACTTTTCCCACACTTGCAGACGCCCCACGAACCTCGCAAGATACACGGTCGTTGACTGCGTTGAATGGAACCATCGTGAAATAGATATATTTAATTGTTTTTCCTGAATTGTTTCTGAAGCATACAGTTGGAGATACGCCTCCTACTGAATTCATCGAAAAATATGTGTCTGTCAACTCAATTGATGGTTTTGCGGCTGCTGCTTCGCACGCAAAAGATGCAATTGTTACAAAAACAAAAGCAAAAACTAAAAGTTTCTTCAGTCTTTTCATGATTTTCCTCCAAATATAAAATTTTATAGATTATTCCGTGGAATTATTTCATCCTTCTTTCTTGCTGCTCTCCAACACGGCCAGCGCGGCGGCCTTGGCTGCTGCACGTGCTTCCGGTGTTGCACTCTTGTAAGCCACTTCAATGTCGGCCCATTCTCTTTCGAGCTCGCCTTGCCCGGCGGGCTCTTTTTTTGTGCCCATCAGCTCCTCGACCGAGATGCTAAAGTAGTCAGCAATTTTCTTGCGGCTGGCGATTTGCGGGACTACTCCCTTTTTCCATTTTGCAGCTGTTGATTTGTCAAAACCCAATTCCTCAACAACTATGGATGGAAACTTTCCTGATTTTTCACATTGCTTTACAAAATTTTCATAGAACAAATTTCTCACCTCCCATTTGTGCAAGTTGCTAAAATTCATCTTGATTCACAAAAATGGGTTGATTTCGCTTGCAATATGAACCAAGGTGAATTATAATATTGGTGTACTCAAGAGCGAGACCCCATCTCAGACCGCTTGAGTGCTCATGGGTTCCTCCTGAATGCTGCTTTGCGCTTCAGAATGCCCCTACCGCGCGACGGGCCTCAGCCATAGACCCGGAACGACCGCAAAAACGCCGTACCTCGTTTTTGCGTATACCGCCCCCATCTTGACCGTGGGGGACGGTCACACATTGCCGAGATTTTGGGCGCATGTGATCGAGTGTGATTGATTCCGCAAATCTATTATAACCCGATTGCACCCGCTTGGCAATGTTTTTTGTGGTCAAAATACGAACAATTATTCACAGGTGAGGTGGAAAAAAATGCAGACAACCGTTACGCCGGAGTGGGAATGCGAGGTCCGGAAGCGGATGAAGATTCTCGGCGTGAAGAATTACACCGTTTTGGCCGAGAAGACCGGATACAGTGAGAGCACCGTCCGGAAATACATGTGCGGCTGTTATACCAACGACAACCCCCGTGTGGGAATCGAGCAGGCGCTTGGGATGAGGTGACAAAATGGCAAGGAGTGCAATATTTGCCTGTTTTATGTGTTTTGTCGTGGGCGGATGCCTCGGCATTTTTGTGATCGTGGGTGCTTCCCGCCCCCAAAAGAAGGTTTTGCTGGGCTGGGTCGCCTATCTGCTTGTGGTTCTGGCCCTGGCCTATCGAATCGGAGGTGCATTGCTGTTATGACCTGCTACATTTTCGCGGACCTGTTGGTCCTGCTGGGGCGCGATGCTTATCACGCCCAGATGACCGAAACGTTGTTCCTGCTGTTCCTGCTGGCGCCGATCGTGGCCGGTGCGCCGTATCTGCTGGCCCGGTGGGACGCATACAAGCGCGCTGACAACGCCCGGCGGCGGGCGGCGCAGCGGCGGCGGATGGAAAGGATGGCGAAGTGATATGGGTGCTCCAGGGAGATACACCCGCATCTGCGAGGACTGCGGGGTCGTGATGGAGAATGTCGGTGCAACGCGTCGGTTCTGCCCGGCGTGTCTGGCCAAGCGCAGCGCGGAGAAGGCCCGCAACGCCGACCGTGCCAAGCGGGCCGAATGGGAAGAGTGGGAGGCTCAGAGGAGAGTTGAGCAGGAACTGCGGAAGGCATTCCCGCACCCTCCGAAGCCGACCGCATAGAACAGCATCCAGGCCGTCAATGCCCGCGCGGAAGCGGCTGGCCGCACCTACGGCCAGCAGGTGCTATTTGAACGCAGACAGAAGGAGTTGAAAGACCGTGGCGAAATCTAACCGAAGCGAAGCGTGGCACGAGAGCTATGCTGCTATTTTTGGCCGATATGGCTGCATCCGGCTGACGCTGGAACAAGTCAGCGTGTGCATGGGCATCCCGGCGCGGTACGTCCGCAAACGCTACCCGGATGGGTGGTCCAATATGTCCGGTGCCGATGGCAAAGGCAAGGGAAACACCATCCGGCTGGATACCCTTCTGGATCAGGAATTTAGGACGTACTGAAGGAGGAATTATTATGGAAGAACTTGGAACACCGTTTGTTTGCACTGTAGACGCTAATGGCTCACCGGCTTTTACTTTAATGCCTGACCCGCCAAAATGCGATGATCGCAATTTTGCCCCGGCGGGTGATCCGCTCAGTCCGGAAATGATCGCCCAGATGGTCAAGGACAGCGTGGAGCGCAGTCAGCCCAACCGGGAGCTGTCCACGGCGAGCAGATACCTTCTGCTGGCCGCAACGAACATCTGCGAAGAGGCATTCCGGAACTTTTCCGGCTTCCTGGACCACTTCCAGAGCGACGAGGCCAAGTATTGGGCACTGGACGCAAAGAAAGCCATGGACCAGACCCACCGTGTGCTCAACGTCCTCGCCGAGATCGAGGGGCTGGATATCCCCTGACTCATCCCCACCACTGGCGGCAGGTGATAAAACAAGAGCCGCTGCCAGCGCGAAAGCGCAAAATATTTTTTAAGAAACGAGGTGTTGAAAAATGAGCTGTGAAAAATGCAAATCGAACGAACACCACGCGTTTCGGCGCGAGTATAGCCGCGACGCCAAGCAGATGGGCCGGGCCATGTACAACATGCTGCTGAACGGCCCGCTGGACAAGTCGCAGGCGATCCTCACCGTGCAGGAAACGCGGGACGCCTGCTCCTACTGTCGTTCTCTGGTCGAGAAGGACATCCGGACGTTGGTGTTTTCCTGCATCCCGGACGTCCCTGATGACGCGGAGGACGTTTCGCACGAACCCACGGTCGGCGAAGTGACGCTTTGAAAGGACGGTCAAGATGCCAACGAAAACCAACTCCCGGCGGCGTGGGCCGTCTGCGGGCGTTTCTGGCGGGGTTTTGTTTGAGCCTATCAGTTTTCCGGTCAAGGGTCCGAAAGCCCGCGAGATCAAGCCGGAGGAGTGCGTGGTGCGCGTTATTGCTGCCTGCGAGGATGGAATCCGCGTTGTGGTGCTTCCGAAGGAGTCTGCCGTGCGGGACATCCTCAACGAGACATACGGCCCGCTGGGCTGGGGCGACTCGTACTACTACACCAAAAATTGGTGGAGATGCCAGCTCGAAGTGCTCTCCCCTGTCAATGGTCTTCCGGTGCGGAAGGACGCCGGGCCGATGTGCCTGCCCTCCGCCGATGTGGACCGGATGCAGGAAAACACCAGCTTTCTCCGCGCGGCTGCACTGTTCGGCGTCGCGGAGGACGTGATGGACCTGAAGCCCATCGCCCTGAAGAGCGAGCAGGTCCCGGTGGTGAAGGACCAGCACGGCGTATGGCGCGCGGCGGAAAAGCTCACGGTTGACCGTTTTGCCCGCGCTGAAGACGGACACATCCACATGGTGCAGTTTGCACTGGCCAGCGGGAAGAAAGTCTTATGGGACGAGGCGACGTTGTAGGAAGCCTTCCGGTCGTCTATGACCCGGCCCGGCAGCAGATCGTTGTGGAAAACTCGGCGGAATTTGTGAAAACACAGATCCGCCAAAAGCTGGACGATCTGGCACATGGCTCTCCGCTGCGGTTGACGCTCACCGTGGAGCGGCAGCGGACAAAACGATCGCTGGAACAGAACCGCATGATGTGGGCGCTGCTCACCATCATGGCTGACACGTACAACGCTGGGAAAGCGGGCGGCACCACCCCGGAAGCCTGTTATATTGAGATGCTCGAAGAATACGGCCTCGAATATGACTTTCTGGAGCTTCCGGTGGCCGCTGTGCCCATCCTGCGCAAGGCATACCGGCTGGTATACGTGGTAGAGCTGCTGGACAACGACCGCTGCACTGTCAAGGCGTCGATGGGTTCCAGCAGCTTTTCCACCGCTCAGATGACGGCCTTCATCGACGGCATTTTTGACCGTCTGGCCGAGATGGGCGTCAACGACCCGAATGTAACACGATATTGGCAGGAATGGCAGGAGGTGCCGAGGAAATGACACGGAAACGGTTTGAAAAACTGATGATTGCAAAACATAAATCTCAAGCTCGTGATATTCGGCAGTCGGTTCGTGCCATCATCGACCTGCGCCACTACTCCGAGGGGAAAAGTGGTGTTTTGATGGTCTACGACAAAAAAAACGAGTTCTTCACGGAAGCCAAACTGTACCCGTATAGTGAAATGCTTGCTCGGATAGAGAGAGGAGAAAAAGCAATTGGGTACTAACTCTATCATGCAATTCCGGCGGGAGTGTTATGTCTGCCGGATGAAGTACAACGTGTCCACCGTGGACATGCTGGAAGAACACCATGTGCTCAACGGCCCGCTGCGGCCGATGGCCGAAAAGTATGGCCTGAAGGTCTGGCTGTGCCACCGGCACCACAACGAGCCGGGATACAGTGCCCATTTTGACCACCACCTTCGGCTCGACCTCAAAAAGCAGGCCCAGCAGGATTTTGAGGACCTTTATGGGCACGACCGCTGGATGGCGGAAATCGGAAAGGACTATCTGAAATGCTCAACATTGTAGCGATCATGGGGCGGCTCGTCGCGGATCCTGAACTGCGCACCACCGCCAACGGCACCAACGTGTGTAGCTTCCGTATCGCCTGCGACCGGAACTTTGTCTCTCAGGGGCAGGAACGGCAGGCGGATTTTATCGACATCGTGGTCTGGCGGCAGGCGGCTGATTTTGTTTGTAAGTATTTCCAGAAAGGCAGCATGATCGCCGTGGATGGCGCATTGCAGAGCCGGAATTACAAGGACAAGCAGGGCAACAGCCGCACGGCTGTGGAGGTCGTGGCAAACCATATCAGCTTTGCCGGGCCCAGCAAGAAGCCCGGCGGGCAGGCCGTGGATGACGGCGGCGAAGCACCGCCCAAAGGCTACCGAGAGCCCGCACCGGCATATTCCCAGGGCTCTGCTGACGATTTCGCTGTGATCGACGACAATGATGACCTGCCGTTCTGACCCTCTTGGGGGGGGGTAACTTGTGAAAAACACTACTAAAAAACAGAGCTATATTATGATCCTCGACTGGATGGTCGATAAGTACAAGCTCAAGGGCAACGAGCTGCTGGCTTACGCGCTGATCTATGGCTTCAGCCAGGACGGCGAGAGCGAGTACAAGGGCAGCTTCAGCTATCTTTCCCGGTGGCTGGGAGCCGACCGTGCAACAATAATCCGGGTGCTCAAGCGGCTGGAAAGCAAAGGCCTGCTCACAAAACGGCAGGAACTTGTGGCCGGTCAGATGGTCAACCGGTACGTTGCCGAGGTCCCCGAAGAGGTCCAGAAGACGGTCGAAAGCAAGGACGATGCACCCGAAAATCCGGCGGAATCTCACCCGCCTGACCAGTGGCAAAACGCCACTAGTCGCAAAATGCCACTAGTGGCAAAATGCGACGGGGACCAGTGGCAAAACGCCACGGGGGGTAGTGGCAAAATGCCACCCAGTAATACTACTGGGTATACTACTGGGTATACTACTCCTTCGTGCGCGCGAGGCGCACAAGGGGGCGAACCTAGCCCGAAGGATGTTTTCGCGGAGTATGCCGGAACGGACAAGCCTCTGTTGGAGGCTCTGACCCGGTTCGACGCATACCGGGCATCCCGGCGGGGCAAGGTATGGGACGCCCAGGCTGCACGAGCTGTGTGCAACAAGCTCACCCAGCTGGCGGATGAATCAAAAACAACAAAACGCACAGAGTACATGATCGCCAGCATCATGCAGAGCATCGAGGCTGGATGGAGCGTCCTGGACCACCCGAAGAGCTGGGGCGGTGCGCCGAAGCTGAGAAAGACAGTGGACCGGCCCGAACCCAGCGGGAACGATTTTCTAAAAAACGCTGCACACCGGCGGTCACTCGCCCGGAAGTGCGGATAGAACCAAAACGGAGGAACCCACAATGAGAAATATGGCTAAGATCGCGATCATCAATCTCAAGGGCGGCGTCGGAAAGTCCGTCACCGCCTGCAACCTGTCCTGCATCCTGGCGGGCATCCATTCCCGGCGGGTGCTGGTCATGGATCTGGACAAGCAGGCCAACACAAGCAAGTTTTTCAAGCGGTTTTCGGACACGGCAGACACGATGGGCGACGTGCTGGAACTCAGAGTCAAGCTGCCCGACGTGATCCAGCAGACCGATTTTTCCGGCGTTGACATTGCACCCAGCAACATGAGCATGCTGCTGGCCAACAAAAACGTGATGTTCGACGTCCGGCGTCCGCAGGCCGACCGGCTGAAGAACGCCCTCGAACCGCTGCGAAACGATTACGATTACTGCATTTTCGACTGTCCACCCGACATCGACATGGCCACCATCAACGCTCTGGTTGCTGCTGATTACGTCATCATCCCTGTGGATTGCGACGAGTGGGCGCTGGATGGGCTGGCCGAGATCATGGATCAGGTGCGGGACATCCAGCACGGATACAATCACGAGCTTGCCGTGATGGGTGTGCTGGCCACCAAGTATGACCGGTGTCTGTATTCGACACAGGCCATCAATCAGATCGCTCATCTTGACATCCCGGCTTTCCGGAACGAGGACGGCAGCGTGATGCGCATCAACAACAGCGTCCGGGTCAAGGAAGCGAAATCGGCACATGAGCCGCTGTACAAGTTCGCACCCAAGTGCAAGCCTGCCGAGCAGTACATGAAGCTGGCAGTACGTGTTATGGAGATCGTGGAGGGCAAGTGATATGAGCACTGGATTATTGAGCGGGCTTCTGAGTGTTCAGCCGGACGCCCCGGCGGGGTCTGGGATGCAGGTGGTCATGATCGACCGCAAAAACATCATCATCAACCCGGACAACCGGAAGATCTATCGCATCGGGGACGTGTCCCGGCTCAAAGAGGACATCAAGACCAACGGCATCCGCCAGCCGCTGGAAGTGGTGGAGCTGGATGGTGGCAATTACAAGCTGATCGGCGGAGAGCGGCGGTTGACCGCCTGCGAGGAGCTGGCCAAAGAGGGCGATACACGGTTTCAGGCTCTTCCCTGCGTCATCCTCAAGCTCAAGTATGACGATGACGAGAAGATCGCGCTTATCACGGCGAACGCTACCGCCCGCGACCTGACGGACGGTGAACGGCTGGCGCAGTATGAGACGCTCAAAGAGATTTTAACGAGGCGAAAAAGCCTCGGTGGGCTGAGCGGAAAGGTCCGTGATGAGCTGTGCAGGATCCTGGGCTTGAGCACTGGTGCAGCGGCCCGGCTGAACGCGATCTCGGAAAACTGCGGCGATGATACCAAGCGGGAGCTTCAGGCCGGGGAGATCACCCTGATGGGCGCATATCGGCGGGCACAAGAGATCATTGCGGCGCGGATGGCGCAGCAGGAGGCAGCCAAAACCCCGAAACTGGATAAACCGGTGTGCGAAAATCCGGTCGTGTTTGACTGCAAACCAGAGTCTTCGGTAACGATACCGAAACAAACTCCAGAAAGTCATTGTACGCCTCAAAACATCTCGGCGGGGTACGAGCCGAAAGCCACGGCAAGCCATGGCTTGCCAGAGAAACCCGAAGAATCCCGTGGGAAGGACACACTGCGCAAGCTGGCGGAGAAAACTCTGGGTGCGAGTGCAGCGTGGGAGCTGGCTTGGGAGGACGTGCGTTTCCGGCTTGCGTATTACAAGCAGCCTCTGCCCGGCGGGGCAACGCTGTGGAAGCGGATAGACACCACCAGAGAGGATTCCGGACAGACCTGTGATGACTACGCCATCATTCTGCAAGATAACAGCTTCGCCACCTGCGGCTGGATAAGTTTCTACTCTGGCATTACGGATATTCTGACGAAATATTTTGAGCTGAAATAAACAAGGAGGAACCACAATGGAGCCGCTGACGCCACGAGAATTTCGGAAACTGTATGCTATCCCTTACGACATCGAAAAGCGTCAGCGGCGCATTGAACAGCTCGAAGCGATCCAGGCCGAAGGCCCGCAGAGCGCCTCCGATGTGGTAAAGTCTTCCAGCGGTGAGGGGAACGCCTGCATCTTGAGTCACGCGACCGTGACCGGGACGGACATTTCCTTCACCCGGCGGGAAGATGAGATCAAGCGGCTCAAGCGGACCAACGTCCAGCAGAGGAAAAAGTACATGTATGGTCTGAGCCTTATTGAGAGCTGCGATGACTGCGAGCTGCGGGCGCTGCTCACGGCAGTCTGCACGGAGGGAAAAAAACCGCAGATCGTGGCGGTCGAGCTTATGGAGAAGGGGATGGATGTCGGTCCTGAAGCCATTCGAAGCCGAGTGGATCGGTGGATCAAAAAGAATGTGAGGTGAGAAGCGTAATGTCTGAACATGGTAAATTTATTTCTTATAGCGGAAAATATCCGTCTTTGTGCTGCGGAGAATTGATTCTTGAAATTGATGGAAAAGAGTATTCCTTCGGAATTGGTCGGCGAGATAAGTATGGAATAAAACATCCAAGCGACTTTGCTCCATTTTGGGAATCCGGAGGATGTATTGGGTTTTATCCTGATGGTGAAATGGGATGTGATATAGAGCCATGGGAAATTGATTGTTCCAAAATACCAACACAATTTCAAAAGTACGCGAAGGAAATTGAAAACGCTTTTAACGAAAATACCAAGTGGGGCTGTTGCGGAGGATGTATATAAGGCTGAAAGGAGAAGAGATTAAAGATGACTCTTGATGAAAAAATCATTGTATCTGCATATACGGGATACATGATGTGCGATTTTTCTCTGGTACATGCGTACATCCAAAAAATTCTAGGGCGTCCAGTGTGGACAGACGAACTGACCAACGGTGATATTTTGGATGAGATTGGAAGAAGGACTAAACCGGAGTTTCTGAAAATCTGTGCTGATGAAGAGGTTCATGTGGATTTGGAGGAACTGAAAATTGACAGATGAAGGCTTCCGACGGCTTGCAAGTGATTTGAAGTACGGCCTAATTACTATGGACCAAATTCGGGCGGAAGAATTAGATCAAGAAATAAAGGATTATCTGGATTCTTCCCGATTCGCCTATATTGAGACTATGAGAAAAGATGATATTGAAAGAAGAAAAAATTCTGACACGATAAACCCACTGCACTACGAGATGTGCAAAGATTCTTCCAACCCATGCGAAGGCTGCTCAAATCTTACATCGTTATATGCGGATGGTAAAGTTGTTGAGCAATGCTGTGAAGACCGCACCTGCCCGATCTGGCTCAAAGACCATCCAAAAGATAAAATCAAACGGGTCAAAACGCTCACAGTCGAAGAGTGGAGGCGGAAAGTAGCAAAAGAGGAAGAGCCTGCAAACCCGTGTGCGGGGTGCAAGTTCCGAAAGTACCACGATTGGTTAGAACCAACATGGAATGGATTCTCTGCCCATTACTACGACTGCGAAAATCCATCTTGCCCGAATTGGAACCGGCTGTGGTGGCGGAACAACGATGATGGCTCACCTCTTCTGGATCAGGAACCTATCAAGCTGAAGAGAAAGATTCAACATGCGGCCTATGCGCTGGTAACGTGGATGAACAATGCTATCAGCACAATTTCAGAAGAAATCTAAAAAATATTTCAAAGTATTCAATGAAAATAGGCAAAATCGGCTCAAATAAGTCATACTTTCAAGAGTGCGTTTCTCGCAGCATCGTAATTCCCGTGCACGAAATGCACGGATTGCAGCAAAACGCACGAAATGACCGAAATGCACGATTTGCCCGGATTGCGCATTTTTGATGTGCTATAATCATAATGCGGTTATTGGGTGAGAGCCCAAGCGGCCGCTCATTGTGGATTCAGACTTCCCGGCGGGAATCATAGAGCGGTCGAACCTTACCGCACTCAATGGGATCAGCGCCGTCCGCTCCAAAACCCAGCGGCGCATGACTAACAAGACATCACATCCACCCGGCGGGGTGCCCACAGTGGACACATTTCAAAAAACGAAAGGAGCTGCACAATCATGGGGAACGTTATGGAGAACCTGATCGAAACCATTTACAAAACGATTGACGTGATAAAAACATTGGGCGGCATCCTTTCTAAACTCTTTCGAACGAAATCTACGTGCTGGATGCGGAAAAACAAGAAAACCGTAATGATGCGGCGGCATTCCCGCTGCCGCTTTGTAAAGAAGACCTGTCACAAGATGCGGCATCGTGAGCCGCGGGCAGAGATCGGAGGAACCGGCTGTATCTAAGGCGCGACCGACCTGCTATTCGGCGAACACTTATTGAAATCATTAGGTACAAGATAACTTAAAAATTTACGGCGGCTTTTTGAGCAGCGGCAAAAGGCCGCCGTTTTTATGTCGCTTTAGCTCAACTGGAAGAGCTGACGGCTCATAACCGTTTGGTTGCAGGTTCAAACCCTGCAACCGGCATTCTATAAATTCCCGTAGCTCAATTGGTAGAGCATCGGTCTCCAAAACCGAAGGCTGAAGGCTCGGTCCCTTCCGGGAATGCCAGGCGCGCACCCTATGAGGGGGCGGCGCGAATAGCGGGGCATCCAGCCGCGAAAGTTCTGGATGCAGCGGAACCTTGCGATGGGTGCAAGGTTCCGCTTATTTTATGCAAAGAAAAGGAGGATAACTGTGAAAGGGGAAACGTATATAGAGTTTGAAGAAAAATTCAAGCCCAAAAAGACTACCGACGATTGTTATACTCCGCCTACTATATATGCCGCTATCCGTGATTGGGCGTGTAAGGAATACGGCATCGTCCCGGAAAAGATAGTGCGTCCGTTTTATCCGGGAGGAGATTATGAAAACTACGACTACCAGGAAGGGGCGGTCGTAGTAGACAACCCGCCTTTTTCGATTATCACAAAAATCTGCGCTTTTTATCTTGATGCAAAAATTCCGTTCTTTTTATTTGCGCCGAGCCTGACAAATTTCAGCGGGCGAGAAATTTTTGAAAAGATGAACCATGTTATATGTGATGCAAATATCACGTATGAAAACGGTGCAGTTGTAAAAACGAGTTTTGTTACCAGTTTTGGTGGAGATGTAGTTGTACAGTCTGAGCCACGGCTGACCAGGATAATAAACGAAGAAACGGAAAGATTGAGAAAAGAAGTCAAGAAAGAGCTTCCGAAATACGAGTATTCAGACTACGTTCTGACAGCAGCGATGATGCAAAAATATGCGCGTTATGGGATTGAGTTTAAGGTACGCCGTGGAGAGTTTGCATATATCCGGATGCTAGATTCACAGAAAGCGGAAGGAAAAACAATTTTTGGGAATGGGCTTCTTTTATCGGAAAAGGCTGCTGCGGAAAAGGCTGCTGCGGAAAAGGCTGCTGCGGAAAAGGCTGACGTGAGGAAATGGCCGCTGAGCGAAAGAGAAAAAAAGATTGTGGCATATCTGACGCAAAAGGAAAGTAGGGCTTAGACATTGCAAAAGACAATGCAAAGATATGACTGAAGGGGTACTAATGTGGCTCAAGGGCCTGATTGCATCTGACAACGTGCATTCGTTCTACTGCTCTTCGCAGTGGGTGCGGCTGTCACATGAGGTTCTGAACATGGACAAGCACGAGTGCCAGATCTGCAAGCAGCGCGGGCGATACCGGCGCGCCGACCTGGTCCATCATGTCAACCATGTCAAGGACGCACCGGAAAGGGCGCTGGACATCTGGTATACAGATGCAGACGGCAACCGGCAGCGCAACCTTATCAGTGTATGCAAGGACTGCCATGAGACGGTCTGTCATCCGGAGCGGATGCGCAGATGCAAAAGCGCTCCGCCGTTGACGCGCGAGCGCTGGGATTGACCAGCTGTGCAAGCCTTTCTCCCCTGCTTGGTGTCCACCGTGGACACCCCCCTCCCGAAAAAACGGGGTGAGCAGGTCGGGGCCTTACTCGTGGTGTCCCTCGACTTTCCAGCTTTTCTCTCGCGCGCACGTGCGCGCGGGAATTGTTGTGATGTTGCACAAAATTTGACGAAAGGATGATTCCATGGTGAAAACGGCAAAACCGCCCTCTCTTGCTGCGGCTTGCAAAAAGTACAGCAAGGAGTTGCAGGAGATTGAGGATGCGGCAAAAGCAGCGAACTGCGATACAAACTTTTTGTACCGCTCAACGCTCGACCGCTATCTTATTCTGATAGAACTTTTGGTAAAGGCAGAGGAGGACATTAAAAAGAACGGCCTGACCATCAAAAAAGTCACGCCAAAGGGTGCCGAAATGGAAATCGCCAATCCTGCTATTCAGATTTATAACCAGACGGCCAGCGCGGCAAACTCCACCGTTTCGACCCTGCTGCGCGTCATCCAGCAGTTCAAATTTATGGTGGCGAATGCCGGTGAGGACGATGACCTCTAACATTCCCCCGGAGATTTTGGAGTACATCGAGCAGGTGGAGGCCGATAATCCTCGCGCCTGCCGGGAGCAGCATGCGCTTGTTGCGCTTGTGCGGCGCATTTTTGAAACAGAAGACGTTCATGTGGATACCGAGCGAATGCGGAAATATTTCCGACTCGCCCGGTATTTTCCGTATGACAGGCTTTTTCCATGGCAGACCTTTGCTCTGGGGCTGTGGTTGTGCACCTACCGCGCAGATAATACCCCCCGCTTCAAAACGCTGTTTGCGATGGTGGGTCGTGGTGCGGGCAAAGACGGCGTGATCGCCATTTCTTCGGCGGCGCTCATCAGCCCATACAACCCGGTCCCGCATTACAATGTGGACATCTGCGCCAACAACGAGGAGCAGGCCGTCACCCCCGTCAAAGATATCGTGGAAGCGCTGGAGAATCCGACCTGGGAAGCCAAATTGTCAAAATATTACTACCACACAAAAGAAATCCTTCGGGGCCGCAAAAACCTGGGCGAGGTCAAAGGCCGAACCAACAACCCGAAAGGCCGTGACGGTATGCGTTCCGGTGCGGTCATCTTCAACGAGGTCCACCAATACCAGAATTACGACAACATCAAAGTCTTCGTCACCGGCCAGGGCAAGGTTGCCGAGCCGCGCGTGGGCTTTTTTACTTCCAACGGCGACGTCAGCGACGGCCCGCTGGACGACTATCTTGCACGAGGCCGCAGGATCCTGTTTGAGGGCGAGGCGGATGAGGGCTTTTTGCCGTTCATCTGCTGCCTGGACTCGAAAGACCAGGTGCACGACGAAAACAATTGGTGCATGGCAAACCCATCACTCCCCTACCTGCCCCACCTGATGCAGGAAATTCGGGACGAGTACCGCGACTGGCGGGAACGCCCGGAACAGAACGGTGATTTCATCACGAAACGCATGGGCATCCGAGATGGGGCCAAAGAAATCGCCGTCACCGACTACGAAAAGGTCAGGGCCACCAACATTCCCCTGCCCGACCTGGCCGGGTGGAGCTGCACGGTGGGGATCGACTACGCCGAGTTGAGCGACTGGGCGGCGGTCAACCTCCACTTCCGGCGCGGCGACAAGCGCTTCGATATCAATCACGCCTGGATCTGCGCACAGAGCAAAACACTGACCCGCATCAAGGCCCCGTGGAAAACGTGGTGTGATATGGGCGTGTGCACCTATGTGGACGATGTAAGCATTTCACCGTATTTGCTCACGGATTACATCCGGGATTCCGGGCGCATCTATAACATCAAAAAACTGGCGCTGGATAACTTCCGCTACACCATGATGGCCGAAGCGTTGCAGAGCATCGGCTTTGATGCAAAGGACAAGACCCGCGTGAAGCTGATCCGTCCCAGCGACATCATGCAGGTGGACCCGGTGATACAAGACTGTTTCGACCGAGGCCTTTTCACCTGGGGAGACTTGCCTCAGCTGCGCTGGGCAGTCAACAACACAAAACGTGTGCGCAGCAGCCGCAGTCAGGGCGTGGATACCGGAAACTTCGTCTATGCGAAAATCGAGGCAAAATCCCGGAAAACAGACCCCTTCATGGCCTTGGTAGCTTCCATGGTCATCGAAACCGAGCTGGGCACCGGACAAGTTCAGCTCCCCAAAATCGGAGCAATATGCTGGTAAGGAGTTCAAACCATGTCATTTTCCGAAAAAGTAAAAGAGTTCTTCGGATTTCAAAAATCCGATGGGCTCAAGCTCCCCGCGCAGCATGTGGATGAGACCAATGTGCCCATCAACGCCTCGGCGGTAAAAGCCTCCCTTGCCGACTGGATGACTTGTTGGGAGGAATACCGCCTGCGGGATCTGGCGTTCAACTGCTGCGTGAACCTCATCGCAAAAGCGATTGCAAACTGCGAGTTCAAGACGTTCGAGCGCGGACAGGCCGTCAAAAAAGATTACTATTACATGCTCAACGTGGAGCCGAACGTCAACGAAAACAGTACGGCGTTCTGGCAAAAGGTCGTCTACCGGCTCTATAAAAACAATGAGGCGCTGATCCTTGCCACCCAGCGCGGCGGCATGCTGAATCTGGTCGTGGCAGACAGCTGGACGAAGCCGGAATACTTTCCGACGGCGGAAAACATCTACCGGCAGATCCAGGTGGGCGATGAACCGTATACCCGCGACCTGAAGGAAAGCGAAGTTATCCACCTTGTGCTCAACAGCGCCGATGCAAAGGCGGTGGTGGACGCGCTCTATACCAGTTATAACAAGCTGCTGGAAGCGAGCATGAAAAATCACAGCTGGAATGCTGGCCAGCACATGAAAGTGCATGTTTCGCAGGTCAATTCCGGGCAGGACAATTTCGAGGAGCTGTTTGCGCAGCGGTTGAACCAGCAGTACAAGCCGTTCCTGCAAAATGATTTTGGCATTCTGCCGGAATTTGATGGTTACGACTTCCAGCAGTTTTCGGAATCAGGCAAGACCGGCGACACGCGGGACATCCGGGCGCTTGTTGACGACATTTTTTCCTTCACGGCGCGGGGGTTCGGCATCCCACCCGTCCTGGTACAGGGCGAAGTTGCCGGGATCAGCGACGTGGTCACGCATTGGCTCACCACCTGCATCGACCCGCTGGCGGCACAGATCAGCGAGGAGCTGAACCGCAAGCTGTATGGACGCCGGGTCTGGCAGCGCGGCGACCGCGTGAACGTGGATACCTCGACCATCCAGCATTTTGATATCCTGAGCAATGCGGACAAGATCGAGAAGATCGTGGAAAGCGCGGCATGGAGCATCAACGAGCTGCGAGAAAAGGTCGGAGATTCCACCATTACAGAGGACTGGGCAAACATCCATTGGATGACCAAAAACATTGCAACGGTCGAAGCCATTGCCCGCAATGCCGCGACCGAAGCCAACCAAAAGGGGGACAAGAACAGTGCCTAAACCGTATTTTGATATGCAGCAGAGCGGCGAGGAAGCCAACATCTATATTTTTGGCGACATTACCAGCTTTCGGGGCATCGAAAATGATGTCAGCGCCTATCACCTGGCCAACCAGCTGGAGCAGGCCGGGAACCTTGCCGAGATCAACGTCCATGTGGACAGCTATGGCGGTGAAGTTTCGGAGGGCTTTGCGATCTACAACGCCCTGCGGGCCAAAAACGCACAGATCACGACTCACGCCGACGGCTTTGTGGCCAGCGCGGCTATCTACCCGTTTCTGGCCGGTACGCAGCGCATCGCCAACAATGTGAGCGCGTTCTATTTTCACCCCGTCATTGGCGGCGGTCGGGGGTATGCAGAAGATCTCCGCGAGGCTGCGGATGAGCTGGACAAACTGACCGAGATCGGCCTGGGCGCGTTTACAAACGCGGGCATGAAAGAGCAGGCGGCGCGGGACCTCATCAACAGCAAAACGTGGTACAGCCCCGAAGCTGTGCTGGAAATGGGCCTTGCCACCAGCATCCAAAAGGGCGCGCGCGGCGACGAGGCCACCCAGAGTGTGCACGACATGCTCATCCGTCAGACGCTGGCCGTTCCCTCCCCGGCTCCCAAAAAGCCGCCCAAGGAACCGCCCGCTCCGCCCCAAAACAACCTGCTGAGCTTGTTTTCGAAGCTCTGACCAAACCGTAAAGGCGTGTCCAAACTGGACACGCCTTTTTGAATACCAAAAAGGAGACAACAACATGAATCTGAAAGACATGTACAAGAAGAATCAGAAACTGTCTGACCTGCGCCAGCGGCTGGCCGGTGCCATCAAGGACAACAAACCCGACGAACTGTCTGACGTCTTTTCGGAGATGTGCCAGACCATCGGCGACATCAATGCGGAGGAGTATGAGGCCCAGCTGAACGGTCTGAGGCAGGAACTCGACAACTCTGCTCTGTATGCGCGCGGCATCCGGCAGCTGACCATGGAAGAGAAGGAATACTACCAGAAGATCAGCGACGCCATGCGCAGCGAGAACCCGAAGCAGGCCCTCGAAAACGTGAGTGTCGTTTTCCCGCAGACCATCATCTCCCGCGTCATGGAAGACCTGACCGAGAGCCATCCTCTGCTGAGCAAGATCCAGTTCACCCCGACCGGCGGCGCCATCCGAATGATGCTGAACACCGACGGCCGCCACAAGGCCGCATGGGGTAAGCTGTGCGCAAAGATCATTGAGGAGCTGACCTCCGGCTTCAAGGAAGTTGACGTCGGCCTGTACAAGCTCTCTGCGTTCATTCCGGTCTGCAAGGCTCAGCTGGACCTCGGCCCCGAATGGCTGGACCGCTATATCCGCGCCATCCTGGCCGAAGCACTCGCCAACGGCCTGGAAGACGGCATCGTGATGGGCGACGGCAACGACAAGCCCATCGGCATGATCCGCGATGTGAGCGAGAGCGCTTCCGTTGTCGGCGGCGCATACCCCGAAAAGGCCAAGATCAAGGTCTCGGATTTCGAACCCACCACCATGGGCAAGCTGGTCGCTCTGCTGGCCGTCACTCCGAACGGCAAGGACCGCAACCCGGATGACCTCATTCTGCTGGTCAACCCGCAGGACTACTACGAGAAGGTCATGCCCGCCACCACGATCCGCACCCCGGACGGCACCTATCGCAACAATGTCCTGCCCTATCCTGCCACCATCATCCCGGTTTCCGCTCTGCCGCGCGGCCAGGCTGTGTTTGGCGTGGGCCGTCTGTACTTCGCAGCGGTCGGCATGAACAAGGGTGGCCGACTGGAGTATGACGACTCCTACCGTTTCCTGGAGGACGAGCGCGTCTACCTTATCAAGCTGTATGCCAACGGCTTCCCGGTGGACAACAACGCTTTCCTGAACCTCGACATTTCCGGCCTGCGCCCGCTGCATTACAAGGTCGAGACCGTCACCTCTCCTACCCCGTCCGCTGACGCCAACCTGGCCTCCCTGAAGCTGGGCAACCTGACCCTGACCCCGGCCTTCAGCGCGACTACAGCCAGCTACACTGCAACGACCGATACGGCCTCCAATGTCATCACTGCCACCCCCGCAAACGCCGGTGCGACCGTGCAGGTCAAGGTCGGCAGCAAGATCATCGAGAACGGCAAGTCTGCCACCTGGGCCGAAGGCTCCAACACTGTGACCATCAACGTGACGGCGGAAGACGGCACGACCACCAAGGCCTACACCGTCACCGTCACCAAGTCCTGACCTTATGACGACCGTATGGGATGGCATTCGGGCCAAGCTGCTCCCGGATGTTAAAAACTATCTCGACATCACGTGGGATGACGACGCCGTGGACACAAAGGTCTGGAACCTCACCGTAGGCGGTATGTCCTATCTGGATGGCAAGATCGGCGAGCCGCAGGACTACACCGTGCCCGGTCTGCACCGGGACCTGCTCATGGATTACGTCCGTTACGCCCGCGACGGCGCGGCGGATATCTTTGAGAACAACTACCGTCATCTCATTTTGGCAGCGCAAAACGAAAGGCGGGTGAGCGCTTATGCCGCGCAAAATGCCGACCAGACCAACAAATGACATCTCGCAGAACTTCAACGCAGGCGTTCTGGCCGTTTTTTCGACCGAGGACGTTGCAGATGTCGGCCACCAACCCAAAATCAAGCTGAAAAGGAAGCTCTCGGCCTGCTACGAAGAGCAGCGGCTCGGCATCAACCGGCTGTATCTCAGCCGCCAGAACCTCGCGGAGATCGTCCGCGTGGTGCGGGTGCCGCGCGCACCGGTGCAGATCAGCAGCCAGGACGTGGCACAAACCGAAGACGGCCAGTATTATCGCATCGACACGGTGCAGGTGGTGGAAAACTGCCACCCGCCCTCGATGGATATCAGCCTGCGGGCCGTCGAGGAAGATTTCGACAAACGCCTGAAGGAGGATAGAAAATGACGTGGAGCGAGTGCATCATCGCAGCCCATACCGCCGTCACCGACCAGGTGAGCCATGGCGGGCGGATGAAATCCAAGCGGTATTTCGTCTGGCAGGAAGATCGACCGAATGATTTTGAAGCAGATGGGAAACATCTTGAACGTGCTGTAACCGGAACCACGGACCTTTTTACCAATTTGGAATTTGATCCGTGGAGGGATGAACTCGAAAAGCAATTTAACGAATCGGAATTTATCGCATGGAGCGCAAACCAACCGCAATTCGAGGCCGACCGGGGCATCTGGCACTACGAGTGGAGCTGGGAGGTGGCCGGTTGTGGCTAAGATCACCTCCAAAAAGGCCAACGACTATCTTGCCCAGTTGGAAAAGCTGACCAACGAGACGGACAGCATCTGCAAACACGCGGTCTATGAGGGCGCAAAAGTTGTGGCCAATGCGATCAAACAGTCCATCGACGCGCTTCCGGTCCAGGCACCACCGGCAAAACAGTCCTATTTCTACTTGTCGCAGGAATCCAGAGATGCGGGAGAAAAACTGCATGGAATTTCTGAGGCGCAGAAAAAAGGCTTGCAAGAGGGCTTTGGCATCACCAACATGCGCTACGAAAACGGTGCCTGGAACGTCAAAATCGGTTTTGAGGGTTACAACGAGGTCCAGACAAAGACCTATCCAAACGGCCAGCCGAACGCGCTCATTGCCCGCAGCGTTGAAAGCGGGAGCAGTGTGCGTGAAAAAACGCCTTTTATCGCCCCGGCTGTCAACGCCTGCCGGAAAAATGCGCAAAAAACCATGGAAGTGGTAATCCAAAAGCAAATCGAAGCCATCACGAAGAAATAAACCCAAAGAAGGTGTCCACCGTGGACACCTTCTTCTTTTTTATTTGGAGGAAAAAACATGCCTGAGAATCCGAAAAGCATTGTAACGACCGGTTTTTCCAACATTCACGTCGCGCTGTATGCAGCCGACGGCGGGAACGTCACTTACACCGGCGTCCGCAAGCTGGGCCGCTCGGTGAGTATGAGCACCGATATCTCGACCAGCGACGATAACAACTTCTACGCCGACGACCGGCTGGCCGAGACCGAGACTGGCTCCGCCTTCACGGACGGTTCCGGCACCATGACCATTGACGGCCTGAGCCCGGACGACGAAGCCTTCCTCATGGGCCTGAAAGCGGGCAACCCGGTGCAGGTGGACAGCAGCAACAGCGTTGAGACGCTGGAGTATGGCGCGGAGATGGAGCCGCCTTACATCGGCATCGGTGCCGTGAAAAAGGTCCAGCGGGACGGCAAGAACTACTGGGGCGCCATTATTCTGGCAAAATGCCGCTGCAAGGTGCCCGGTGACGACGCCACCACGCAGGAAGATCAGATCGACTGGCAGACCCAGGACATCGACTTCACCATCATGCGGGACGACAGCGCAAAGAACCGCTGGAAGATCATCCCGAAGACCCTGTTCACGACCGAAAGCGCGGCAGTAGCCTTTGTCAAGAAAGCTCTGGGAGGCGAATAACAGATGAACGACAAGTATGTTGTGTGGACGAATATCAAGGGCAAGAAATTTCCGCTCTGCCTGACCATCGGGGCGGCGGATGTGCTGGAAAAAGCGTTCGGCAATGTCAACGCGGTCGTGGAGAGCGTCACCGCTCACGCCGACAAGCAGGAGCTGGCCGAAATGATGCGCGTGATCCTGACCGTACTTCGCCCGCTGGCGGAAGCTGGCAAGGCGTATCTCGCCGCAAGCGCTTCGTTTTCCGGCGAAAAGCCGGAAAATACCGCAGATCTTCCGGCAGATGATGTTCTTCAGGCGATTTTGTCCGGCACTGAGATCGTCGAAATCTGGGCCGACGTTGCCATGGCTCTGCGCGGCGGGTCCTCCCGCGATGTGGAGGTCGCACCGGATAACAACCCAAAAAACGGCGAAACCGCCATGAGATCCGGCTGAATACCACATGGTATCTGTATTACGGCCGAAAGCTCGGCATGACAGAGCGCGAAGTTCTGGCCTGCCCGCTTGGCCGAATGCTGGATTATATGGCGTGTATGCAGATCGAGAACGGTGCAGACCAAAAAGTCTATGCCGACCTCGATACGCTGGCGGCGATACGATGAGGAGGTGGTAGCGCTTGGCAAAAACGGACATTGGCCCAAAAATCAGCGTTGAGGGCGAAAGCGAATACCGCAAACAGATGCAAAACATCATCCAGCAGCAGAAGGAGTATTCCTCTGAGCTGAATCTTGTCACTGCACAGCTTGGAAAAAACGCCACCGCACAACAAAAGGCCTCCTCCATTGCCTCTGTGCTGAAAAAGCAGATCCAGAATCAGGAATCTGCCCTTTCGTCACAAAACACGATGCTTCAAAAAGCAGTCACCAAATGGGGCGACGCCAGCAAAGAGGCATCCGGATTCCGCACTGCGATCAACAAGACCAGCGCCGAACTGGCAACCCTCAAAAGTCGCTTGTCTGACGCGGAAAACGGTCTGGGCGAATTTTCGGACCAGACAAGAACGTCCGGCGACGACCTTGCTGCCTCTGTGACGGCGGGCACGTTGGCCGCAAAAGCCTATGCGGCCATCGGCAGCACTCTGCTGTCGGCAGGCAAAAAGGTCGTTGAGGCGGGCGTCAGCTATAACGCCCAGCTGGAGCAGTATCAAACGGCACTGACCAACATGCTCGGCAGCGCATCCGCTGCGGAAAACGCACTGGAGCAGATCAAGCAGGACGCGGCCCGGACCCCCTTCGACACGGCGGGCCTTGTCAAGGCCAACGAGCTGCTGATCTCGACCGGCGTTGATGCAGATTCTTCCCGCAAGGTCATCCTTGCGCTGGGCGATGCGGTCTCTGCAACCGGCGGCGGCAACGAGGAGCTGAGCCGGATGGCCCAGAACCTCCAACAGATCAAAAATGCCGGAAAGGCCACGGCAGCAGACATCAAGCAATTTGCCTATGCCGGCATTGATGTCTATGGCATTCTGGCCGACTACACCGGCAAATCGACCGCCGAAGTGCAGAAAATGACCGTCACCTATGACGTGCTGACCGCTGCACTGGAAAAGGCCTCAGACGAGGGCGGACGGTACTACAACTCCATGTCCACCCAGAGCGAGACGCTCAACGGTCAGATGTCCACGCTGACGGATAACGCCACCCAGCTGGCGGGTCTTATGACTGCTGATCTGACCGATGGCATCAAAATGGCCGTCGGCAACCTCAATGATATGACCGTTGCGGCGGCTGAAGCATACAAAACGGACGGCTGGGTCGGTCTGGCAAAGGAGATCGCGTCGCTGAATCCGCTGGTCTCAGGCGTAATCAGCGAGATGTCTGCTTTGGGCGATGGACTGTCTACCATTGGCCAAAATGCGATCAGTGTCCTCGATCAGTGGAGTTACAAGCTCAACAAGGCGCTGGGCAAGGACGCCTATGCAGGGTATGACAGCTACGAGGACTACCGCTCACAGACGGACAGCCAAAAAAACAGAAACCGCCAAAGGCAGGAAGCCAAGGCCGGAAAAGGTATCTCAAACCAAAAGCAATACGACCGGCTGCATCCGACCGTAAAGCCGCCGACAAGCAGCGGAAGCGATACGCCGACCGGGAGCACGACACAAAAAACCAAAAAAGCCGCTGCCGACCAGAAAAAGCTCGCCAAAAGCGTGACCGAAACCAACACCCAGCTGTTGGAGGGCACCGGCAACATTGTCGGGGCCATCAAGCAAGTGACGGAAACCGCCGATAACACCTACAACGTCTACGACGGAACGACCAAGCAGCTTAAAGGCACGACGCAGGAAACCGCCCAGACCGTCACCCGGACATGGACCGAGATGGTGGACGGCATCCAGAAAAACTACAAGCAGGTCGTCACCCTGCTGGACGGCGTGGAGCAGAGCAGCAAGACGACCGTTGAAAACGTCACGACTGCCGGAAAGACCGCGGTCGCCTCGAAGTCGGAAAAGATCTATGGTGTGGACGGCGTTGTCGGCGCTCTGGACCGGACGACCCAGACCACCAAGAAGATCGAGCAAGTCATTGACCAGACGACCGGCGAGGTAAAAGAGAACGTTGTCTCTACGACCGATGTGGTGACAGACTCATATACCGCCATTGTGGACGGCGTCGCCCAGGCAGTCACTCGCACGACAACTTATGTCAACGGCATTGTGACCGACGTGCAAGAAAAGACAAACGACCTGAAGACCGAGATCAAGGGTGTTCAGGGCACGGTGGGCAGCTTCTCGCAGTTTATCCTCGACCTCGATACGAAACTGGGCGGTCTGGAACAGGCAGCTTCCAACCTGAGCAAGAGCCCGCTCGGAAACTGGTTTTCGGACTTGGCGAAAGGATACCGCGCAAGCGACAGCTTTTTTGACAACATCGACGTGCCAGGTCTGATTGTAGGAGGGCTTGTTTCAGCGGCTACGGGTTACATGAAGGGCGGCATACCGGGAGCAATCGCAAGCGCGGGCCTGTCCATTGTGGGCAACCTGATCGGGACAAATCTTTCCGGCCTGGCCAATGAGTCGAACAACTGGGGCGCAGACCTTGTCACCGGCATGGCGAACGGCATGAAAGACGCTGACGGATTTTTGGCCACTGCCGCAAAAGAGCTGGCCGAGACCGTGAAAAGTTTCCTGCATTTCTCCCGCCCGGACGTTGGACCGCTGCGGGAATATGAACAGTGGATGCCGGACATGGTCAAGGGCATGGCCAAAGGGATCACCGATAATGCCTATGTGCTGCGCGACGCGGTGCGCGGGCTGAGCGGCCAGATGGAAACTCAGCTCACCTATGACGTGGGCCGGGCCAGCTCTGCGCTCACCACGGCTTACAACACCCGGCGCATCAGCATGGGCGGCGTCAGCATCAGCATCTACCCGCAGGAAGGGCAGGACGCTGAGGAGATTGCCCAGTACACCATCGACAAGCTGCAAATGATGATCAATTCGGAGGCCTCCGCCAATGGAGAAATACCTGTATTTTAACGGCCACAGCTCGGACGAGTATTTTTGCCACATCGAGCACAAGCCGGAGATCCCGGTCCCGGAAGCCAAATACGAGGAGTATGAGGTGCCGGGCCGAAACGGAAAGCTCCATGCTGACCTTGGCTATTACGACAATATCACCGTGACGTATCAGCTGTATTTTCATGGCAAAAACCCGACGGCGGAAGATGCCCGCACCGTCAAGAAATGGCTGGCCGGAACGCCGGGAGCACATCAGCTCTCCGATGGATACGACCCGTCGTTTTTTTATTTTGCCACGGCCAAGCCGGGCAGCATTTCGAACATCCTCAACAAGTACGGCCGGCTGTCGGTGGATTTTGACTGTGATCCGCGCCACTTTCTCGTGTCTGGCTATCAGGCTGTGGCGCTGGAAAATGGACAGACCCTTCTCAACCCGCTGGATCAGGTGGCGCTCCCCTATCTGGAGATCACCGGAAACGGCGCAGAAGGAAAAGTCGTCGTCAACGGCGTGGAATTTGCCGCCATGCCCCCGGCAGATCGGGTGCTCTATGCCGACTGCGAAAACTGGGACGCTTACGTCACCGGCGGCACCAATGCAAACGCGCTTGTCGGCGGCACCTGGCCCACGCTGCGGCCGGGCGAAAATACGATCAGCTGGAGCGGCGGCGTGACCGGCGTGACCCTGACTCCAAGGTGGTGGACATTATGACGCCGATCTTACACGAGGCCGATGTAACATCCATCGGCAATTACGGTCTGGGCGCGCTGAAAGACGCTCTCAGCTGCACCGTCAGCTGCGAAGAGAACGGTGCGTATGACCTGACCCTCATCTATCCGATGACCGGTCTCCATGCGGAGCTGCTGGCCGAACGCAGGCTCATCAGCGCTGCCCCGTCCCGGTACGAAAACCGGCAGCTGTTCCGCATCTACCGGATGACGCGGCCCATCGACGGCAAGATCCAGGCCTATGCGCATCACATTTCGTATGACCTCAACAACTGCATCGTCAAGCCTTTCACGGCTGCGTCACTGAGCGAGGCTATCACAAAACTCAAGGCCGGAATCGTAGGAGACTGCCCATTCGATATTTCGGCCAGTTACGATACTGCGAGCACATTTTCGGTCTCGAAGCCGATGACTGTCCGTGCGGCGCTGCTGTCCAGCAACAGCGACAACCTCGCCTCGGCCTATGATGGCGTCTGGACGTTCGACGGCCTGAGCTGTGTGCTGCGAAAAAAAGAGACCGTTGACCGCGGAGTCAAGATTGCATACGGCCTGAACCTGCTGGACGTCACCCAGGAAAAAAATATCGAGGACGTCTACACCCACGTCTATCCCTTCTGGATGAACACCGAGAAGAACAAGTATTATGACCTGGAGCCCATCGCGGCTTCCAGCATCACCGGCTATCGGAAGATCTATCCGCTCGACCTCACAAGCTACTACCAGAAAGCGCCTTCGGACGCCAGCATGAAAAAGACGGCTGACGAGTTCATCCAGAAAAATGAAATTGGAAAGATCAGCGTCAGCCTGACGGTCTCTTATGTGCAGCTGGAAAAGTGCGTGGAGTACACCGGTTCCGGCCAGAGCGGGATTATCCTGCGCGGTGATACGGTCGAGGTGCGGTATCTGCGTTTGGGCGTGAGCGCTACGGCTCGGATCACCAAGACGGATTACAATGCACTGCTGGAACGCTATGACTCCCTGCAAGTGGGCGACGCCAAAGAGCGCCTGGCCCGCACAACCATCCGGGAGCGCAGCCGCGTGACCACCACCAACGACCGGGCGGTGGATGCAAGCCGCGTGGCCACCGATTATATCGAGGAGAGCGACACTGGAAGCATCAATTTCGGTGTCGGCGATCACTCGTATATCATCAACCCGGACGGCCTGGAATTTCGCGGGGTGCGAAATTCCAGCGTCATCTGGGACAACTCCGCCAATGCGCCGGGTGGTCTGGACGGCAATGTTTTTATCCCGATGGATCTGGCAAGCTATGCGGTCGTTGCCGTTGGCTTCATCGACAACTTGGGCAGTATTTTTGACAGCAGCGTCATTGACAACAACAGCATCCAATGGGCAATCGCGCCGGTCAACGGAAAAAGCGTCCGTGCAACGTACACCTGGGACTATCCGCGCATCCGGGAATTTTCGGTCAGTAAAACCGGCGTCCAGTTTGGACCCGGTGGATGGCTGGAATCCAAAAAGATAAATAATATCCCGGTCGGCGTGACAATGAACAAAAATAAAAAATGCTGCATCCCCTATGTTGTGATGGGCTTTTTGTGATGGAGGAGTCTATGTATCTTATCACGTTCCGGCCTGACACGCGCCGGATCACCTCGGCGGGCGTTATCAACCCGACTTACGCGCTGACCACCCTGCCCGATGGGGCCGCATACTCTGACACACTTCCGGACGGAAATGTGACGGACTATCTGCTTTCTGAATCAGGCGATTTTATTTTGAAAAAGGAGGACAATGATGCGAGAGATCAAAATTGACTTCGACAATCCCGGCTTTCCGCAGCGTCTGGACGTTGTGGAGAATGACGCGCAGAGCCGCTTCTTCAAGGCCGTTCTGTACAAGGACGGCAAGGCATACGCTGCGCCATCTGGTGCAACGTACAGCATCATGTACCGAGGATTCGGCCCTCAGAATGAGGGCTGGTATGATACCATCAACGACGGCGCTGGCAAGCGGGCGGCCTGCTCGGTATCCGGCAACGTCGTCACCTGCGAGATCGCACGACAGGCCCTCCGCGTCCCAGGCCATGTCAGCGTCATGCTCTGCGTGACCGGAAGCAATGGCTATATGCTCCATGGCTGGCCCATTGATTGCAACTGCCGCAATGACAATTATACCATCGGAACGTCGGTGGAGAGCTTCTTCTATATTACTCAGGTCACCAACGCAGACTGGACCTCGGCGATCCAGACCTGGGAAGAACTCAAGAATATGATCGACCCCACCCTCTCCGTCGAGGGTAAGGCTGCGGATGCGGCAAAGGTGGGAGAGGCGGTTGGTCAGCTAAAGGAAGATTTAGAAATAACACAAAAAGCGTATCTAATTAACCCTAAAATAGAGAACAACCAATATGTTAGAGATGATTGTACCATTATAGGGACTGATGGCTGGGATATTGCTTATATTCCTGTGATTGCAAGTGACAAAATTATTGTTTACAGTCCGGTTGATTCAAAATATAACGCTATGTATTCTTCTGACAGGACCAAATATAAAAATATAGTGTTAAAAAATGGAATGAATTACATTAACATTCCCGATGATTATAGAGAATTGTTAATTTCCAATGAACGAGAAATTCTAAAAAATGTTAAAATATATATACTTCCCTCTGAATCTATAAATAGTAACATAGAAAAGCTAAAAAAAGCTGACAAAGGGAAAGTGCTATTAAAAAAAATTCCACATACATATATTTATAATTCTGATGGAACAGAACGTTTTTCTGATGCTTACTCATCATCAGATTTTATTGATTTAACAGATTGTAAAAAATTTGTAATTGAGTGCCAAGAAGATTCTGATAGCAATGCATTATATGACGAAAATTACATTTTTATACAAGATATAGAATATAAGAAGGGTATTACTGAATTTGACAAGCCATCTAATGCAAAATATTTGAGAATATCGTGTCACACAGACTTTTTAGAAACAGCAAGCGTTATTTTTGACAGTTCAATTTCATATCGAGATTTCATACATGAAAGTCCTGTTTTACCTAGAAAAAAGGGGTGGGAGAGTGACCGAGAAACAATCATTGATGAAGCGTATCATATGTTGTTAAATGTATACAAAGAAAATCCTGATATCATTCCAATTTTTGTATGCACCGATAGTCATAGATGGTCACCTCAACATCCGCAAAGATATGTAAACAACATTGATACAGATGGAATGAAAATAGCTAATATAAACCTAGGTGATGATGTTACCGAACATTGGGATGACTTAAAATTTGATACAATATATAATAATATTAGATACATAAAAAACTATATTGGTGTGTGTGGTAATCACGATAAATGGGATGGAACAAGCACAACAGAATATTTTTTACGTAGGATTTTTACTTCTAAAAAAGCAAGATATATTGCAAAATCAAAAAGATGCTGTTATACAGTGAAGGATAATTTGCATAACGTGAAATATATTATTTTTGACCCTTACTATGCACCAAATTCAGGGGTACCAATGGTAAGCGTTCCAACAGTCGTTGCTACATGGTTCATAAAAGAATTATCCAAAAATGATGGGTATGATATTATTTTCCTAAATCACCAACCATTGACTGATAACAATATACATAGAGATGGAACAAAGCAAACGTGGAAAATGGAGTCTTATGAGGAGCCAATTTTTAGTGCGTTATTTAACGTTTTGAAAGACAGAAAAAACAAGCGTAAGGGCACTTATACAGACACAGACGGAATTGCTCATCAATATGATTTCAGTCCATGTGAAAACGATTTATTGTGCTTATTACACGGACATTCGCACGAAGAGCTGTATTATATCGAAGATGGACTGACAAGTTATGTATGCGACTGGGACGGTGCTGAATCAACAGGATATAAATCCACGTTCATAGCTATTGATAGAAGCAAAGAAACATTAACAGCGTGGATTGCAAAAGGAAGTGAAAATGTTGAACCTGCGCTAGAGCTAAAAATTAACTAAAGAAGGCTTTATTTGACTATTCACCAACATAAAAAGAAAGGACTGATATAATGCTTCCTATCATGGACGTTTCCCGCTGGCAGGGCAACATCGACTGGGATGCGGTCAAGGCAAGCGGCCTTATCTCCGGCGTAATGCTCAAGACGGTATCCACCAACAGCAAGCTGAGCAAGCGCAAGGACGGGCTGTATATCGACCCGACCTTTGAGCGCAACTACGCCGAGTGCAAGCGTGTCGGCTTGCCGGTGGGCGTGTACTACTACACCTACGCCGTCTCGCATACCAGTGCCGACGCAGAGCTCGCCCTGCTCAAAACTGCGTTGACCGGGAAAACCTTCGAGCTGCCGATCTGCGTGGATGTGGAGGACAACAAGCTCCGCAAGCTTGGCAAGCAGGCGTTGACCGACCTGACCGCGTATGCGCTGGCGACCATCGAGCGGTGGGGCTTCTACGCTCTGCTGTACACCGGTCTCAACTTTGGCGAGACCAGGCTGTATATGAGCGGTGCTGCACTGCGCAAGTATGACGTGTGGCTGGCAAGATATCCCAGAGACAAGAGCAAAACCAAACCGGAAGACAAGCCCAAAACAGACTTTTCCTTTGGCATGTGGCAGTATACCAGCACCGCCAGCGTACCGGGTGTGAGCGGCAACGTGGACTTGAGCCACGCGTACAAAAACTACGAAAAAATCATTGCAAAAAAGGGGCTGGACAGGCTCCGGGAGGGGTAAGCCGAATGGAGAGTATCGTAGCCGCCCTCATTACCGGTGCAATCACGCTGATCGGCGTTCTGATTGCCAACAGCAAAAGCCAAGCCGTGACCGAAACCAAGCTGGAAGAACTGACCAGGGAAGTCCGGGCACACAACAATTTCGCCCAGCGCATTCCCGTGCTGGAAGAGAAGATGAAGGTCGCCGATCACCGAATTGCCGACCTCGAAGAAAAGGAAAGGAACTGATACCATGACCAACAACACGATTTCCGCTGGAACCATCGCCCGCACCGCCGTCCTTGCGCTGGCACTGACCAATCAGATTTTGAGCGCAACCGGCCACTCCCCGCTCCCCATCGAGTCGGAGCAGCTGGAGCAGATCATCACCACCGGCATCACCGTCGTCGCTTCCCTCGTGGCGTGGTGGGAGAACAATTCCTTTACGTCTGCCGCCATCCACGCCGATCACGTCCTCAATCAGATGCAGGGAAAGGAATAAGGAGAAAACACATTATGATTATTACCGGCATGGCAGAATATGAAAGCGTGTGCAAAAATGCACTGGTTGAATGGTACAACGCGCACCGCGAGACCAAAATCACCCTCGAAAACGTCTTTGTGGTCTGGTCTTGCAAGACGCTCCAGAACTACAAGGCTCTACTGTCTACCACCGTGAACGGTGACGGCATCTATGCTGAGTACACCTACAACGGCGATAAGCAGGAGTTGTACGAGGATGTGTACAGCAAGCTGACCAATCGCTGCATCAAGCAGCTGTAAGGAGGATATCATGGCAAGCACTACATACCACCATATCGGTGACGTTACCGGTATGTTCGCCGCACAAGAGCAATTTCGGCACGTCACGAAAATGGTCTGTGGACGTTTTCGTGGTCTCACGAAAACATACCATCTCGGTGCCGTCCCCGTGATGGTACGCAACGCCGGACAGTTGCCGCAGCCCTTCTGGCTCAGTGCTGCCTGTGGCGGCGGCTCGTGTAGTGCTGCCCGCTGCGCTGCAAGGACTTGACCGACAGCAGATGACCGCCGCCATCAAAAGCGCACCGCTTGGGAGGGTAGACCGTAAAATAGCCTTACTGCGGTACGTTGAGCGGCTCCCGCTGCCGGACATTGCAGCACAGACACACTACAGCCGGACAGCGATAAGCTACCGGCTGAAAGGCATTGATAAAATGCTAGACGTGTGATAGAATTAAACTAACAAATCCTCCCGGCCTCTCGAAGAAGCGCATTAGGGCGGATATTTGAAAAGCCCCCGGTGTCCACAGTGGACACCGGGGGTTTTGTTGTTTCGGTCACATATCTTCGACGGTGTAAGACACGCTGCAGCCGTCCAGCAGGTTGCCGTCCTCGTCGTACTGGTACTCAAAATCGGTATTGGTGCCGTTTGCGTAAGTAACGGCGTAGTCGATCAGATAATCGACATTATCCACCTTGTTCGCATCCAGCTCCATGTTGTAAGGGAGCTGACCAATCTCAAAGAACTCGTTCTCAAAGTCGATTCCCGTCCGGTCATCCATCATGGAGATGCTCAGGATTTTCTTGCCGTCATAAAACTTCGTCATTGTTCGTTCCTCCGTTTATTTTGTGTTCCTTACCGTGATTTAATTATAGCACAAAAGAATCATTTTTGCAATAGAAAAATGCAAAAAAGATTCAGATTTGCAAAATTCTTTCGAAGAAAGCCCCCGGCACCGATATCGTGCCAGGGGCCTGTCTTATTTCAGATATTCCCGGATCGCGGCAAGGATCAGGTCGTTTCTGTTGCACTTTTCTTTTTCCATCCGCTCCGTGAGCTTTTGCGCAACTGCGGCAGGGATGCGGACCGTCGCCTGGACATCCTCGGCTGCACCCGGCTCGCCAAAGATCATCTCGTATTCGGTCCCGTCCAGATGGGCTTCTGCCCACCTGCGGGCGTCTTCTTCCTCCAGCGGAAGAATTGATTCGCCGCTGGACCATTCGTTGACCCCAATCTGTTGGCTGTACTTACTCCCAGCTCCGCCGTAGCCGTACAAAAAATAGTTTCCGGCCTTGTTCCGATAGAGCACCTCTTCCTCGTGGTAGAGACCGCGGTAGTCCTGATCGGACTCCCAGTATCCCAATTTCTTCGCGGTCTCCGTGTTGTAACGGCGGTTATTGATTACTTTGTACATTGTTTTTCTCCTATTCTTTTGCTTTTTGCTTTCCGCGTTTTATATCTGCTCTTTTTTGAAATTCGCGATTTCGTATCTTTTTACATTCCGGTGAACAAACGTTCGTACATGTTTTGGAATCAAACGCCTTTCCGCATATAACGCATATCCGGCGCATACTTCGCCTTTCTTTTTTTTGCTCCCCCTTTTCGGCTCGATTTTCCCACATGTATTCTCGTTTGTGATTTCGGATATTGTCCTGAACAACAATTTTGGCACATTCTGGGCAATAACGCTGCAATCCGGAAACAACAGTGTAAGGAGCTCCACAGCTCTGGCAGATATCTGTACTTCCAAGTTTTCGAGTAGTTCCGTTTTTTTGCCTTTCGTTGCTTCGACGATGAGCCTCCAACATCGCTGATCTTTTGCAAGTAGGGCAATATTTGGAATGCGGATAGCCCAAAAACGTGCTTCCACAAGTAGCGCAGACCCTTTCTCTCAATACAGTTTCCCGCTTGATATCCCTGGAACATTCGCTGCAATAAGATCGGTCGCATCCCGGTTTTGCCGAGAAAACAACACCGCATCGCTTGCATTTCCTCTGTACTTGATTCTTTTCCATATTTCCACCATTAGGCGGCATAGAAGGCGCCAGCTTACAAATACTTATGAAAATACCGATCGTTGCGATATGCTGCGTTGAAGTAGATTGCGCAATTGTGAGCAATTTCGTCATAGTTTTCTGCGCCGTTTTCAATCGCGCTCAAGCTCTCTTCGTAAAATGCGAAGAGACCTTCACGGTTGTCTCCAACGAGACAGCAGTTTTTTTTCAGGTCTTCGTAATTTTCCTTTAGCTTGAGATAGGTATAAGCGCGAGGGAAGTTCCATGTTGCTTGTTCGTAGATCAAATACGGAGGTACTACGATGTCATCTTCTTCATCAATATCAAGGGATGCGGCTCTCTTTTCCATCTCTGCCTTTGCAGCTTCCAGGCCCATGATCTCGTTCTTCAGCTCGTTCGTCATTGTTCGTTCCTCCGTTTATTTTGTGTTCCTTACCGTGATTTAATTATAGCACAAAAGAATCATTTTTGCAATAGAAAAACGCAAAAAAGATTCGGTTTTGCAAAAACATTTTTGAAAATCAATCCCAGAACAGAATAAAACAATAAACTTTTTGTGCTATTCGCACTGGTTTTGTCGAAACGCTTGTCTTGCAAATCAAAACGTGATATTTTATTCTTGCTTCCAAGGTAAAGCCCTTATCAGTTAAGCGCTCATGCGGATTTTTCCGTGTGGGCGCTTTTCTTTTTTGTCCTTCGTTTGACGCTCATTGTCTTTCGGTTTTTGCCGATGCGGTACACTGGATACACAAGGAGGGATGTTTTATGAGCTATTACCCGACACCCGGAGCGCCCTATGTTCCGCAGCAGCCTGTCAATCCTTACGGCGGCATAGGAACGGTAGGGCTTGCCACTCCCCTGCCGAACACGCAGATGCAGCAGGCACAGCAGCAGCGTCCGCAGCCGATGAATGGGCAGCAGCCTATTCAGCAGTCGGCACAGGATGGCGGTTGGCTGCTGGGTAGACCTGTTTCCAGCAGGGAGGAGTTTTTGGCAATACCGTCTGACCTGTACGGCAGACCTACTTACTGCCCCGACCTGCGGAGCGGCGTGATCTACTGCAAGCGGCTGAACCCGGACACCTGTGAATCCTATGTACAGGAGTTTTACAGCCCGGAAGCCTGGAGACAGATGCAGGCGCAACAGGCACAGCAGACCGCTGCACCGACACAGCAGTATGTGCCCATTGAAGAGTATAACGCCCTCGTCCACAGGTTGGATGAACTGGAAAAGTGGCAGAAGAGCTTTTCTAAGCCCGCTACCGCTACGAAGAAAGGAGAATAACAATGTCCTCTCCGTTTGATATGATTACTCACAGCCCTATCATGCAGCTTGCAAATCTGGCTCGCGCCGGACAAAACCCGATGGGGCTTATCCAGCAGTTAAGCGGGCAGAATGCTCCTATCATGCAGGGGCTGAACCTGATTCAGGGCAAGAACGAAGCGCAGCTCCGAACGATGGCGCAGAACCTCGCCAAAGAGCGCGGCATCGACCTAAACCAGCTCGCAAGCGCCCTGAACCTGACGCTGCCCCGATAAGGCATCCCTCTAAGCGAAACGCTTCTCAGTTTTGCGGACTTGACAAAAACCGCTTTTGTTTGGCTT